CGTTCTGTTGAAGCCGGGCAGAGAGCTGATGGCGTTGTTTACCGGAGGAAGAGTACTGATCGAGCGCCAGCCTGAAAACATGGCCGGGTGTCAAACTGGTCGTGTTTCGGATGCGCGGCAGCCACTGGCTGATAACGAGCAGCTGCGAAGCTTCTTTTTGAATGAACAGGTTCTGGCTGCAGCTGGTGGTATAAGCGGGCTTGATTACTGGTTGCTGAAGTACGGCGGCGGGGATTGCCAATACGCTCATAGCGATTACCACTATCACGAACTAACCATCATGCACCATGAGCCAGGATCCATCCTGCTTTGTGGCTATTGCGATAATCACTTGCGAGAGCAGCGTACCGAAGCTCTGGTAGAGCTGGCACGTAGAAATGTAATTGCCTTTGTTTTGGATTCTGTCCGCATTCATCTCTGCCTGGACAAAAGCCGAGAGATCTCACTTGCAGAGCTCTGCTGGTGGGCAGTTCGTAAAGGGATTACGGATGCACTTCCAGAATCATGCGTTCGTGAAGCGCTTCGTTTGCGTGACGAAAGTCCGATTGGACGAGAAAGTGACATAGTTCCTGAAGTACCGGCCACTAGCATCCTTGGGGAATTAGTTTCAGCGGTTGACTTGTCTGATGCACTGACAGAACCGCTGGTGGGCGTGATGGTGGATCCGGCGCCGCCTCAGTCTTTCATGCGTCGACCAAAGCGTCTGCGCTGGGAAAGCCGCGATTATCTGAATTGGGTGAAAACACAGCCCTGCGAATGCTGCCAGCAGCAATCAGACGACCCGCATCACTTAATCGGATGGGGGCAGGGGGGCATGGCAACAAAAGCTCACGACATCTTCTCCATTCCACTTTGCCGCAAACATCATACCGAACTGCATAACGACCGTCTGGCATTCGAGCGCAAATATGGCTCGCAGCTGGAAGTGATCATTAGAGTGCTGGACCGGGCCTATGCGCTCGGCGTTCTGGCGTAAGGAGAGTACAGGATGACACCACGTCAACGCCGTAATCATATTGAAGCGCTGGGTAGAGCAGCGAGTGCGCCGCGTAAAAGCTGGCTGGGTAAAAGCATGCTTCTTACAAGTATCCAGTCGGCCTGGATTAAATCATTGCTGACAACATGGGGAGACGGGGTAAGCGGTGGAACAGCACCTCGCTTGCCTCGCGCTCATGCATGCTGGGATGTTCTTAAGGGCGGGCGATGGTCGGATAAGGCATTGTCTCGCTTTACAGCTGCACTTGAACAAGCTCGAGCAGAAGGATTCAGAGGGCCGCAGGCCTTAAATCGTGCTCACGCCATTTTGTGGCCACAGCCCGCCACCAGTATCATTGATGAAGCTATGCGCGATGATGACGTTGATTTTGTCGAGCAGTCAGTGCTGCAGGCGCTTGATGTAAATGACCCGGTTTATATCGTCGGTCTGCAGTATTACACCACACGCAAAAAAATCTCAGACATTACGCGGGAGTTACAGTTGATCGCACCGTGGCTAACGGATTGGGAGGCCAGAAAACGTGTACGCTGGTGCCTGGAGATTTTTAGGGCTAAGGTCTTTTTATCTACGCGGAAACTTCTGGCTGATCGGAACTGAATTATTGTTATTTAGCTTTTCGTGCTTAATTTCGATTTAAGCATTGAAAACGAGCCAGGAATTTAGATAATTCATTCATGCTTGGCAGAGCTGCGCCGCGTTGGCAGCGAACATAAGCGACAATTTGAACATAACGAGAGCCCCGCCAGTCGGGGCTTTTGCTTTTCGGCGATACGACAGGGGTATTCGCGAGGTGCATTGCATCAGTACCCCTGTCATATCGTCGTGCTTCATTCATTTTTAAGTTTTTATAACGCCAGCCGGCCATAAAAATATCTACACTTCCATAAAACGTTGGGGGCGTGGATATGAAAGAGGGTTATTACTGGATTCAGCATAACGGCAAAGCTCAGGTTGCCTACTACAGTGATGGTGTGACTGAAGACCTGGAAACAGGCCAGACATATTTTGGGGTCTGGCATCTCACCATTGGTGATGATATTTGCAATAACGGCGAGGCAGAAGTTCTTGCCGGCCCGTTAGAATCTCCAATCTGAATACTGATTCTTTCCTTAGAAGCTGCCAATAGGCAGCTTTTTTTATTCCCTAAAAACGCACCCGCGTACAGCGAGGTGAGAGCATGTATCGAATGGACAAAATAACTACTGGCATTTCATATGGCGCATCGGGAGGTAGTGCCATTTACTGGTTCAGAAGACTTCTTGACGGGTACTCCCCCGAGCAGTGGGCTGCTATAGGTGTGATCGGTAGTTTACTGTTCGGCTTGCTCACCTTTCTTACTAACCTCTACTTCCAAATCAAAGCGGACCGTCGAAGAGCTGCGCGGGGTGAATAATGTCCAATAAGTCAAAGCTCAGCGCAGCAGTGCTGGCGCTAATCGCATCCGGAGCAACTGCGCCGTTTATCTTCGACCAGTTTATCAGTGAGAAAGAAGGTAATGTGCTGGTGGCCGTGGTCGACCCGGGTGGGATCTGGTCATTATGTCACGGCGTGACCGTTATCGATGGCAGGCGTGTTGTTAAAGGCATGACGGCCACTGAGGAACAATGCCGGAAGGTTAACGCTATTGAACGCGATAAGGCATTAGCCTGGGTTGATCGCAATATCAAAGTGCCTCTGACAGAGCCACAGAAGGTGGGTATCGCATCCTTCTGCCCGTATAACATCGGCCCCGGTAAATGCTTCCCATCGACCTTCTATAAGCGCATCAACGCAGGTGACCGCATAGGTGCATGTGAGGCAATCCGTTGGTGGATTAAGGACGGTGGACGTGATTGCCGCCTTACAAAAGGCCAGAAGAATGGCTGTTATGGGCAGGTCGAGCGGCGCGAGCAGGAAAGTGCGCTGGCGTGCTGGGGACTGGACCAATGAAAATTAATCAGGCTCTTATCGGCGTTCTCGTTATAGCTGGCCTGTCAGTCGCTCTCGTTAAGAGCTGCTCAGACGCCAGCAGCCTTCAGAGTGAAAACGACGTTCTGCGAAGTGACAACTCTTTGCAGGGACAAGTGATCGCCTCACAGGCACTCAACTTCAATCGGTTCAATCAGGTTGCCGAACATGCCAACAGGCTTAACTCCCTGATCGACACCAACACTGAAGAAACCGTTATCGAATACCGGGAGATTCTCCGCCGTGAAAAAACCTGTGATCTGCCTGTTCCTGCTGACATTGCTGGTGGGCTGTTCGAATACGCGTACCGTTTACGTTCCAGCGCAATGCACACCGATACCGACAGAACTGACGAAGCCAATGATCGTTCCGCTGCCTCCAGCTCAATGACGTACTGCCAAGCTGTTTTGTGGATTAAGCCACTGCTGGCCGTGATTGAGAAGGGTAACAATAACTTGGCTGGCATAAGGCAAATTGAGCAAGCACGTCAGTAAATAATTAAGCAGAACTAAGTAATCTAGTAGACAGACGGTTGATACCAAAACTAATCGTTAAGTTTGATTATGATTTTTCCGCTTACGTTGTTGATTTTTATTTTTCTCTTTCTTGTGGTTAACATTTCCAATTGAATGATTGCGTAATGTAGCAAAGGTGTTTGAATATAATTTAGTTGAACTATAGACATGTTCTCGGTTGAAAGAAATTCACGAAGTTTATTCTCGCTCCCTTTTCTTATTAGATGTGAGGTGAATTTCACTGTTTTATATCCTGAGTCTCTTAAATCAATTAAGAGGTTTCTCGAATGTTGCTCAAGTTCTTTATAGGCATTGCGGCCTGTTGGGGATTTTCCCCATCGCATATGCACAGATAAGTTTGGTCGGAATGTATATTTGTAGATCATCACATCTGTCTTGCCAGTCCCCCTACGGCTTAATATAAGGAGGAAAAGACCTACAATAATGACGATGGAGCTGACCGATAGGTAAAGTAACTGAGGCAAATTATAGCAAAACATTTCGGGTTTCCGGATTGTAAGAAAGAGTTCAGTAAAGCTTTGAGGACATTTCCTTTAATTCAGGATTTTAAATGATAAATATTTTCAAATCAAAAGGTACTCCCGGAGGGGGGGCTTACCACGGGGCGGCGCGCTCGCGGGAAACGGCTAGTTTTTCGGATCCAGGGTCATCATCATCATGTGCGCAGGTCTTTGATTTATATAGAGGCCATTTTCGCAAGATGTCGAATCGTTCAAAAAGTGCTCACCATCATGGACCAGGAAATTGCAACTTTAAAACTCAATATCAATCAGCTGGCAGGGATAACCGGCGTACACCGTCAGACGGTTGCCGCGAGATTGAAAAATGTCGAACCTGCGCCTGGCAGCAACAGCAAATTAAAGCTCTATCTGGTGACTGACATTCTTACCGAACTGATGATCCCCACGGTTTCGGCCAATATCGACGATATGCCTCCATCCGACAGGCTTTCCCACTGGAAGGCAGAGAACGAGAGACTGAAGTTCGAACAGGATACGGGGCAGTTAATACCCGCTGATGAAGTGGCGCGGGAATTCTCATTGATGGCGAAAGCTGTCGTCA